ACCCATCTCAGACTTTAGAGCTTCAGTCGACCCAGGCACGGTCTTAATCCTGTCGACCGCTCGTTTTGCATACTCCGCCCTGTCAACTTTCTGATTAACGTCACCATACTCACCCGCTTTGATTTTTGATTTTGCGTCTTCAATTTTTCGCTTGGCATAACTCAAAACCAACCTGGCAAGTTCTTGGTCAACTCCCTGTGCATCGGCACCAGCAGGACTATCAGTCACATCGTCTGAGCGGTAAAAGTCCTCAACAATAACTGGCTCGACCGCTAAATTACCAACGGTGTATTTTTCCCTGATCTCATTGATAGCTTGTTTGTTTTTAGCTATTTCTCGTTTCATGTTGCCAGAGTAATACTGATCACCAATGAAGATGCCCTCCGGAGTCTCGGTAAAGCCTGTTAGAAATGCATTCCCATCATCATCAGTTAGCTTAGACAACTCAGTGTAGAACTCTTTGACCTGATCGGGGCTCAGATTCGTAGTGTCAAACTGAACGGCATGATTTGTGTCAGCACCGGACAACGTCTCCTCGAGTGTCGGTTTGCGTATCAGGTTACCCGCTTCCTGATCCCATGCTTTCGACAATGCTTTCATGATTGTCCCTGTTAGAGTCCTGTCGCCTCTCAGGTAGATCACCATGTTTGGACTTACTCCGATTTCGCCAGAGTCCATGCGGTAACCACCTCTCCCAGTCTTAACTTGAGTGATGGAAGCATCCAGTCCCAGGCCATCAAGTATCGTCTGCAATCCATCAGCACTCCCATCAGCCACTGCCTGAGTTAGCGCCTCGGCACCGGCAATGGATTCTACTCCCTGAATCTTTCTCGCAGTGGGAGTGGTTCCATCTGTAGTGACCTCGATAGGTATCATCTGCTCACTTGTGGCTCGGTATGTTTCCTCAATAACCTGGAGAGCAATTTGAGCTTTCTCTGTAATCTTATCCGGAGCGATTCTCCTGGTCTCAACGATCTTATCGAACATCTTAACAACATCGTTTAACCTGTCCCCAAACCGCACTAGTTGACGGTTACTGAGAAGCGGATTATCACTCTTCTCGAGTGCCCAGATAACCTCTTGAGCGTTCCTGGCTTTAAACTTTTCTTTGCCTAGGTCACCAGCGAGACCGAGCTCATTGACTCGATCCGCTATAAGACCATCAATCATCTGTTGAGCGTCATACACAGGACCACTTCCGCCGGGAGATAATCCAGCTTCATCGTTGAGCTTAAAGTATGAGAACTCAGTGTCCGCATCAAATCCCTGAGAGACACGATCAGCCCAGCTTTCAGCGTCCCAATCCTGGCGCCCCTCGATCATTAGAGACTTCGCATATTGGTAATCCAACTCTTCAATGGACTTGGGCTCAGTCTTTTTGATTTTGCCTTTAGCGTCTCTTCGTAAAATTTTAGATTCTTTGAGAATGTCTTTAAACATCCTCTTGTTGATCGTCGACTTGACTCTATGTTTCGGAACTGACCATTGATAGGCAGCGGGTTTAGTTTTGGCGCGATTCTTTAACGGAATGTAACCACCAATTGCGTAGCCTTTGGATGCCATATCCCACATGTCGACAGTCGCCAAACCATCCAAGAACTTGATGACTTTGCCCTCAAGTGCAGCGTCCATTTTACCATCAGTCATCCCCAGTGTTTTGGCCGCCATCAATCGCAGCATTCTGGCTTGCCTGGTTCGCTCAGATGGAGTCAATGATTGATCGGCTGCTGCCATTTCAATGAGGTCCGCCAGGGAGTTGAGATAAAAGTTTCTGACTTTATCATCGGCACCGATCGCCTCTTTGGATGTAACATCAAAGTGTTTACCCTCGCCCCAATCTTTAGCAGCTTTCTTGGCTCCCAGTTGACCTGTGCCCATGCCTATCTTGTAGCCTCCAGGTTGCCCCTTTGTAGCCATTGTAGACCGGACAGACTTAGTCGCATTGGCAGCAACTCCAGTGCGCGGAGAACCCAGCGCAAGCAGTCTGAGCATCAGCTCGGCTGATCTATATAGCTGAGGTTTTCCATCGGGCCCGAGTGGTGCCAGATTCTTGCCAAGACCAAAACCAACCTCCGCCATGTCGCGGTAAAAGTTTGCAGCAGCCTGGGCAAACTCTGGTTTGTTTTTGATCATGTTCCTGATCCGGTTAACCTGGTTTTCAACAATGTTAACCACCTCGGCATACGTATTTGGAACCCCGGCGATATTACGGTTCACAACTCCGAGACGAGCTGGAAGTGCAACGGAATCGGGATCTGGGTTGTCTGGATAATCCCGGACACTTAGCTCAGTTTGCTTCTTGGACTTGTCACCAACGTCGATGCCTCGGACTTTATTCTCGCGCTTTCGAGCATCACCGGGATCAAACAGTCTTTGAACGTCTGACGGTTTTATTTTTACATCGTTCTTCTCAGTGATCGTAATGTCAGCGTCATCGAACATTACGTAGTTATAAGTCTTGTCAGGATCCGGACTTCTCCTACTGGACCCGTCAAGATACTTAATGCCCCTAACTCCGTTTTTGAGCAGCATTTCTGAGGCAAGTTTTGCTGGGTTACTATCACCTCTGAACCTGTAGTATTCTTCGATGGACCTGTAGACGCCTGTCCCACTTGGATCCAGCTTTTGAAAGTCTTCCCATCGCTCAATGCTGGTATCTTGACTTCCTCCGGACTGTATATCTCTTGAGATTTTCTCAACTGCGGATCTAACTTGTCCAGGCTGCTGGCTAAGTCTCTTATCCCAATGCAGAGCGCTGTTGTCATCAATGTTGAGATCAACTTTGTAGAGATACCCGCGTTGGTTGCCAGTGACCTGCTCGTAGTCCAGGCTGCTTGGAGATGTTTGGTGTACGCGTGGCTTTTCGTTGCCCGGTGCAGTCCACAGCGGAGGCTCTACTCTCTGGACGGTTACCTGCCATCCATCAGCAGACTCTTTAAAATCCAAAACTTTGTCGTAGCCTCCGTAGGCTGGAATGATGCTTCCCACTTCGTAAAAGTCTCGCATCTCATCATTACTGTAGGCAGTATTGTCAGAGAGTTGCTTTCGGTAACCCTCACTTATTTGCCGCTCTTGTGCGAAGTATAGTCCATAACCAAATGCTGCATGCCCCTCACCGGATCCGATCTCCCTCGTCTCGAATTTGTCAAAGTCGTATGGGCTCCCGTGATAACCTGGATCGAAGTAAATTAACCCAGGGCGAGTTGTGAACGATGCGTTTTGTCCTCGAACAAATTGTTGCTCTGCGATGATACCGCTATCGGGCGCTGGCCGCTTCCTGACCGCATTCTCACCGGGCTCAAAATTTCTCTGAACTCGTTTATAGCCAGACCGGCTTAGTGGCATTCGAGGTAGATCCGTTGACCGGACAGAATTAATACCGTCGAGTCGACGAGTCCTGATCAAGTTATCCTGGCGCTCTGGGTTGAGCGCTTTAAGCATTGTGTCCTGTCGGGCCTCGTTGTTCTTCCAGTCAATGTCTTTCTTTTTAAATCCTAGAAATGCAGACAGGCGATTGGCTTTTTGCCGGGCGATTTTTGGATCTGCATCCAGCCCAGAAGCAAGTCCACCATCGAACTGCTCAGGCGGGTTGATCGTGTTCTCGAGGTATTTGGCCAGGTCTTTATTAAACGCGTTCCTGTCATTGCCCCAGGCGCTTAAAATGTACTTTGAGCGCTTACTGTCACCTAGCACCCGGTTGTATTTATCGACTAGATGAGTTACGTCGAGTGTATTGATCGTGAAATTGCCAGCTTTGGTCATCCGCATGCTGAACGGAATGGATAACCGGATCGTGGATCCGAGTGCTGATGAGTATTGAGCTCTTGCAGTTGATCGACCGTTCTTGGTGAACAACCGAGGATTGTAATCCAGTTCGATTACGTTACCTGTCTTGATCGCCTCGTTGACTTTCTCAAGATGCTCGAGAAGCGACTTAGGCATAACGCTCCTGGGGGCATTACGAAGCAACTTCATCGTGTCCTCATGCAAGTAATCACCGCTGATCTCCTCAGTGTCTTTATCGAACCTCACTGGTTCTTTGCCGGGGATAGATTCAGTATCCGAGATGATCTGACTTGTGATTGTATCGCGGACAAAAGTCTGTCGCTTGCGTTCTTTATCCCTGACTGCTTTTTGACTGTCCTCAAAAACAATGTTCCCATCAGCATCATAGACTGCTCGCCCCTCGTCATCGTGTTTGACGAGCAAGCTGCTTTCCAGACTTTTGGCAAGTGCAGTGCCCCGCTTGATTTGAGTCCTCTTGAACGCATCCCCGGTTTCGCCCTCGGCCGCTTCGGCTCGAGTTAGTTTGCCGTCTTTCTGAGTAACTCGATTCCGGAAATTGATAAGACCGTTGATTGTCGCCTCGAGCTCGGGGCTATCGTATGCCAATCGCTTGCCATCCCGGCCAGTGTAATTCTGGACAGATAAAGCCTCCCCATTTGAATTGGCCGTGATCCATGAGCCCATGGTTTTGACAACCTGAGAAAACGGTCGAGCTAGTCTAGTCGTATTGTCTTTGAGTCCAGTCTTGGTTATATAGAGAGGATCTTTGTTTGCCAGGAATGACTCGAATACATCAGAGACAACCTCCTCTTTCATTCTCACTCTCTGCCAGTATTCAACCTCCGCCTGGGGAGTGCCGGGAGTCGCGTTATCTGCTCTCAACTGATCAGCTTTGACAATGTCAATAGCCAGCTTGCTTGCTTGCGCTTTCTGTTCTGGGGTTTCAGCAGCAAGAACAAATCGATCGACATACTCGTTGTAGTACCTCTGAAGATCTGCATCGCTGACAAGACCATTAGTTCCTGCATCCTCACCTCTGCCAGGCTTATCAAAAAGTATCGCCTCGAGGTCATCGAATGCTCCCCGATAGAGATCCAATCTTTTGAGCGCGTGGATACCCTCGTGGATGCTGGTAGTGCCACTCATTGAGTTGAGGTTGACCAGTGCTATTGGTTTGCTCCCGGCGCGGCGAGTGTTCAAGATCTGAACACCCCTGGTCGGGCTTACAATGCGGTCAGCATCCGCGTTGCCAAATTGCTCGGCAAATTTCTTTGAGACTTCATCGAGCTTCAGCGCCTGGTCGACTCCGTTTTCAATTAAAACTTTCTCGACAGCATCCATGTCAGCGCCATCCCAGTAGATAAAATCAACGTCAGTGTCCCCGGTGACTCCCCGAGTAAAGCCTTTAAGCCAATTTTCAAAAGATGCCATGCGAGCAATATCGCCCATGCCGAGCTCGCCACGCTCAATGCGGCCATCAACGATCTTTCGCAAGTCGGGCCCAAGAGTATTTAGGAATGTTTCAGCAGCCGCGTTGACTTTTATTTTATTGTTCCAAAAAGCGCTACGTCCTCCCTGAACGGTTCCGCCTAAAGTCGAGCCAGATGCCATGGTTGTCCCAATCATCTCCTCGTCCATGGTTGGCAGCACCATGGCCCCGCCAGCAACGCCTCCCTCTATAGCGCCTCCAGCAGTATCTACTACCACTCGAGCTGCTGGTGCGGCAGTTCTCAGAACCGGGCTTAATGCAGGAATATCATTATATATTCCATGACCGAGAAAACGCATGAGCTGGTGCATTCGAGGATTCGCTCGAGCGTAATCACCATCGCGGCTCATCTTCATGAAGAAATTTTCCGATCCAGAATTAGCGACCTGCCGCCGGGTTGCAGCGAGCGTGTCTGCAATCGTCTGGAACGAGCTTTGCATCATGCCCGGTGAAACACCTCGGACTTTCGCAAGATCGGATGCCTCGTCACCCATTTTTAATTTTACATTGTCGAGCTGTTCACCAGCCCAACCAGTGAAGTCAGCGCTTTTTTGGAATACGGTTTGACTTCCCGCCAAGACTTTATCTTTGACGCCCAACTTCCCAGGCTTTGTAAGTTTGCGTCCAACCCCAGCGGCCAGTGCCTCGGGAGCAAACGGATTGAAGATCGACAGAAACTCTGCGCCTTTAGGGTTAATAGTGGCGGCCAATGTGTCTTTGACCGCTTCAAATTGTTCAACGGACTCTTCGTCATCAGCAAAAAACGAAGTTAGATCCCCCATGATCGTGTCCTGGCCTGTCGCATACTTTTCGCGATCAGACATGTATTTAGCGAGCTTCATCGCTCGCCCGATCACTTTGTCTTTTTTGTCCTCCGGGAAATCTTTGTAAGATCGTTTGCGGTAATTCGGGAATGAGTATCCGGATCCGTATCCTCCCTGGAGACCACCGCTCGATGTAGCTACAGTGTCAGAGAGAGATTCATTGAGAGCAATCATGTGACCGATCATCCCCATGTCATAGCCTGCTCTCAGTGATCCCTCCGCAGTCATCCCGGCGATATTCTCAAGAGCTTTTCTATCGCGACCAGATCCATCGGTTGCGTAGAGCTTGCTTATCTCTTTTGCGACCTCGAGTCCGCCCTGTCCGATCTCTGTAAGCATCGGGCCAATGCCGCCGAAAAACGCTTTGGTGACCTGCATGGGAGAGAAATCTTTCTCACTCATATAGGTCAGATAACGGTCCCACTGCTCCCGAGAGTATGCTTTCCCCGGTTCAGCTTTCATCATTTCGTAAAGCTGCTTTTCAGTTGCATCTTCGACCGGATCAATGATCCTCGGCATCGCTGCAAAATCTGGCCCATCGTCTTCGGATACGGTTAACGAGTCCAAAGAAAGATTGCCGAAATCGATACTTTTATCTTCGCTTACTTCTAAGTCCTCAAGAGTGAGGTTACCGAAATCAGGTTGATTACTTGGCATCTTTTTTCGCTGTTGAGTTAGTGAAAGATTCTAAGCTGGGCACCGTTATCATAACCCACTTCTCACCTGTCCAGTATCTGGACAATTCGCCTGGTGATATTACAGGTGATTCACCGTAGACCAGATCTTCATACATTGCTTTGAGAACGTGGTTATTAACTTTTTCTTTGTCACCCTGAATGCTTTTAGGAACCCAGTAAGAAGTCATCGGCATCTTCTCCAAGCGCTTTGCATCCACCTGGTATGCGGTTACATTTTTCCCGCCATCCACTGATCGCCTAAGTTGGTTACGAGTTAGCCTGGCGATAAGCGACTGAGTTGCTGCCATGACGCGCTCGTTGCTCTCGGGAGTGTTCTCGATTGAAGCAATGGTTGATGAATACCTGCGAACGTCTTCGTCAGTCAGAACACCTGTTTCTTTAAAAACGCCTTTAGCGAGGACGGGTATACTCTGAATCAAAGTTGATTTAAAACTATCGATATTGCTTACATCCTGACCAGTGAACGGTGCAGCGAATTTCTTCAACTTGGAGAACCAGCCTCCAAACTCATTACCCTGTAATGGTATCCCCAGGTTTCTCATCTGCTTCTCTGTGCTGGCAACCAGATCGATTGCAACAAAAGCCTGATCCAGCGATTCCATCTCCGATTGAGATAACTTCCCGGATCCGCCAGTTACTGCTATTTTTTCTGATAGAGTTGCGTTTTCGGGCAAACTCTCGATCTTTTTCTTAACAAATTCAGCGTTTTTCTGCTCGTCTGTTTTATCGTTGTAAATACGCTGTTGCTTACCGCTTTCCAGTAGAAAATTGTTCATCGTCGCAAACTGGCTTGCGGATAATCCCTCCTGGCTCCCGTCCACTCCAGCGTCTTCGTAGGTTACACCCTGCTTAAGCAAGTGAGCGTCCATTTTCTTTTTACGACTCCAGGCATCCAGTCTACTGCGACTTTCTGGATCGTTGGGGTTGAGCGTAACACCAGTCTCTTTGTGCATTTCATCACGCAGATCCTCATACTCAGTGTTCAGCTCTTCAGCGCGAATGGTCCGATCGATCTGCTTTTTGTAAGCATACTTTTGCTGGTGCATATCCATGATCATGCCGAACTTTTTAAGAACATTCGGATCTTTCATTTCGCTCATGGTGTATGCAGTAAGCTCTCGAAACTTGGTTACATCTTCTCTGTCATTAAACTTCAGCTTGCCAGCTTCGGATGCGTAATAACCGAGAGCAGTTTCACTCGTTAAGCGATCTTCCTCCGTTCTGCGATTTACATCGCGCTTCCGTTCAAATTCGGCTTGCCGTTGATCGATTAACTGCTTCTGAGCTTCCGCGTTTATCTTATCTCGAGCCTCCTGTAAATCGGATGCTCGCTCACGCGATGCTTTGTTTTGTAGTTGTGCGGCTACCTGTGTGCCCTGTGCGAATCCACTTTGAAAACTCATGTATACTTCCCTCCCAATGCATTGCTTGCACCTTTAAAGAATTGACCTCCGCCCATCAAACTTCCAAACCCGCCAGTGAGCGCTGATGTAGCTGCTCCACTAACAGCACCAAGAGCGGTATTCCACGGGTTCATCTCCGCGCTCTGGAACGCGTTTGAACTAGCTTGCTTGTAAGATTGTTGAGCAAAGTTTGCGCCCATCTGCATAGCGTTTGGATTGAGCCCGGCGCCCTGTTGTATTCCCATTGGGTTGAAGCCAGCGGCGCCCTGTTGTGCCCCAGAGATTGCTCCGAACTGAGCCACTGGAGTTATGCCTGAGAGGAAGCTGGATGCGTTTGCTAGTCTTTGTTGCCGCAATCGAATGGCAGCATCACCAAGAGCAAATCCCTCGGCTGCTGCATTCGCATCTCCCAGCACATTGCCTCGAGCAGCCTGGGCTCCCCGGATAGATTGTGTGACCTGGCTGCTCAACTCATCACCCAAACCATACCCGGCTTCGAGATCTTTCATCGCCTCCTCGCCGAGCATCTTTCGGATTTTGGTTCCCTGGGGATCTGAGAGTTCAAGCTCTTTAAGTCTTTGTTGAATTGCTCTCTCACCGAACTCCTCCTGAACGTCCAGTTGACTTTCTGCAATTGTCCTGGCGCTTTCAGACATGAACTCAAGCTGATTACGCATCTGATCAATGTCACCGAACCCAGTGAAGTCAGCAGTCTTTTGCTCACCCGTTTTCGGATCGGTATACGTTACGGATGTTCCCATCGTGGACGCGGATTCGATCTGTTTGCGGATCGGTAACGTATCGATATCAGCGTATACAGCGGCCTCGTTGGCTGCTGCTATGTCTGGTGGTGCTGGTGGTTTCGGTTTGCCCATAACATTAATCTCTTAAAGTCTCTGTATCTGTATCGTTTTAAATTGTATTGCCGGTGCCCCCAGTAAATCAGTTTGTTGGCGTCTTTGTTCTGCTCCTCAAAATTGGTAAACAATGTGTATGTCGCAGACTCCCCAGCGCTGCAAAGTTCATGAAAATATACGTGCTCACCCGTCGAGCAATTCGGTTCCCAAAAATGCGGCACAATATCCCCGGTGAATTCTTTAATTCGGCGATACGTTGCGAACCCGCGCATGAATCCATCTTCCTCGGCGACCATGAGCGTCTTATTTTTCGCGTGGAGACAGAGGTGCTGCTTGACTTCGGATTCTGTCCAATCTGAAAATAGTTTTCCGTTGCCATTCTCGCTCGCAAATTTAATAACGTCCTCAATGGTCAAACCTGTTTTTCTAGTGTTTCGATAAATGCTCCGAGGTTAACATTTCTCAATGCGATGTATCTCTGATCGTCCAATTCCAGTCCGGCCTCGGTAATTTGAGTTGCCGATGAATTGGTGATTTTTACCTGGAACTCTCGTCCCTGGTTCGTTCCCGTTAAGCTCATGTTGTGGCGCACGATTCCTGGCTTGCCTAACACCGCTGGAAGAACGAAGTCCAATCTTAGTTCACCAGTTCCAGTGTCGACTAGTTGACCGCTATCCAGGATCACTTCGTCGCCTCCATCGGGGATCAGTGTGATGTTTGCTCGAGCTTTGCTTTTAAAAAATTCTACCTCGAGAAAGTCGCATGTCTTCGGGGATATAGGATCGTTGAACGTAAGACCGCGAGTAAGAATCTCGAACGGGACTTGAGTGTAACTGGCTCCCAAGTAATCGGCGTAATCGTTTTCGGTGGTCGAGTCTTCGTCGATATGATCTCGCAAGTAAGCAACATTGTTGTTCGTTGTATCTGCCCATACCAAACGTCGACGATCATTCAATGGCTCATAAATATCGAACATTGATGGTTGCCATCCGGACCATCTCCCTGCCCATTGTTTTAGATTGGTATCGTATACCAGGACAGTGTTAGGAACCGTTGAGGATCCTGTTGGAACAGCAAGTATGTATCGGCCTCGCCAAAATGACGCGCACGATTTAGTCGCTGATCCCCAGTTAATCTCCTCAATAATATCTTGGATGGGTAGCGATATAGGGTCGCTGGTTGCAACCTGGTCCTGTTGAAATGCAGTGCCTACTGAACGAACACCGTCCCGGCTAAGAAAAAGTATATCATCTCCAACCCTGACCGCTGACTTTTCTGCCAGGCAACCAACTTTATCGGAGACCATCTGCACGTTGTATTGGTTAGGCGTCAGTGATGGGTTTGCATCGATAACGTAAATTGAATTCTCTTTGAGTATTGCGATTCGGAAATCTTTGAACGGGACAATCGCACGTATCGCATCCGAGCTACCCGTTCCAACTCTGATGGAATTCAGCGGAGGAAATGCGTCTCCTGTCGCTGTATCGGAGTTACCTGGATCTGAGCTTTCGGTTCCACCAACCTCGGGCAAGATATGTGACACATGAAGCGTGTCGATGCCTGTCGCGCAAAACAAGCGGAACATGTGAGACGTTAACGCTCGAGTATTTTCCGGTGAGTCCGTATCCGCGATCTCAACGGCAACGTCATAACTGACAATAGTGCTAACGTCATCCCAGACACTGTTGCCATCGTCATCGACAAGAATGTCTTCAGATCCAGTTTGACGAACAGCAAGTATGTCTCCCGTGCCATCGGTAAAATATACTGCTCCATTGATCTCAGTTACGCTGCACTGATGCGGTAATGCCGAACTATCGTATTCCCCGGCGAATAAGATTCCGGTGGTAGTTGGCGTATGCAGATAGACATTGCCATCCGCGAAAATCATTAACCCGTAATCCCAGGTAGTGACTCGCAGAGCGATGATCGCGTGGATCGTTGTGTATGTATCGTTACTGATCTTCCAGGCACCGCGCCGGGACTTTGTGATGCCAGCAGTCGAGAGTTCTATGTTCTCGAGATTGCTTGCCAAGACAGGCGGGATAGTCGATGCGCGACCGTATGAGTTGATCCCCTGAATAACTGGTTGGGAATCGTACGTAATCGGATCATCTGTTGCATCATTGAAATAGACCGGCATCTTTAGAATCCAAAATCGTGACGGTCATACTCACCGTTTACATTCGGTTGTAGTGTGGAAATGGCAGCAGATTGTCCGCGCTCAATGTCTCGAGCGATCTCAAGCAAACTGGATGCTTCTGAATATTTAACCTGGGCTTTGCCGTATTGACGGGCCCGCTCCAGCATGTCTCCCTCGCAAAAAGAAATCATAGCGTTATCGATTCCTCTCACTTGCGGCTCATCATAATCATGCCGCATTGGCCTGACTCGTTTCTTGCCAACAACAATGATTTTTATCGTTTCACCGTCGACGTAATCTGGATTGAGATTAAGCCGAACGCGACAGAGCGAATACTTGGTTGAGTCCGCCGGGATGGTTTCGGTAGATGCACCGTTGCTGAACAATACATCGCCAGCAGTGATCTCTTTTGAAACGTAATGCACCTCATCGAAATCTTGAGCACCGTAATAGTTGCTCGATGATAACGTGAGTGATTCGCTCACAGGGCGAGAGTTGTTCTTGCCTTTAAAGTAAATAGTCTTACCGCTATCGGAACTGTTAACGTGCGCTTTGAGCTGTATTTTGAATGGCTCAGAACTTGTCAACCTGGATAGCGCAACTGGTTCGATTTCGGTAAACGCAACTGGTTTTCCGGTTCCCAGAATCTGATCTGGCTGAGTGCGAACCAGAGATTGCAAATCACGATACGCCATTAACTGATCGTCATAGATTATGTTGATCGGACGAGCGATCTCGTATGGCAAAGTAAACTCTTCCTCGTAGCTTGTGCTTACAGACGCATTAACCGTGTATGGGTTAGTGTCCGGAGATTCCCTGGTTGGCAAGTCGAACTCTGAAATGACGAGTGTGTCTTTCCATAACCCGGTATCGACAACCATCTCATGCCGCTGACGAATAAAGTCTTTGGCAGCGTTGATGGATGAAGCATCGGTTTTCCCGAGCTTGTTGCAGACATAATTTGCTATTGCTGAGAGTGTCATGACCAAGCGTATACTTTAACTCTGTAGCGAGAGTAAGAAGCTCCGCTACCATTATACCAGTCCCGATACTGCCCCTGGTTAACACTACCAACAGTGATCTTGTTCATCATGGCTAATCCGATAGTTGCCGTTGACAGGCTGTAATCAAACTGGACCCGTATCGTCGACGAACCTGCTGACACTGTTGACGCTGGTGAATTATAAACATGATTGTTCCCATCAGTTAATGTAGTGTTCAAACTTTCCAGGTTTATCTCATCTCCGACAGAGTATCCAAAACCCGATGAGTCATCGGTAACGCAGACCAAAACAGCTACAACCAATCTCGGCACGGCACTAAACCCATGAGCAAAAGATTCCAGTTTGTTTGTTGTGCCAACAACAGTCCCGAGCGTGTTTCCAGTGCTACTGTAATACCCTGATCCAGATGACGGTAAACCACCTCCACCACCTCCGAGCGAACTCTGTAAATTTTGGTAAGTTATTTTCTTAGGAGTGGATCCACCGTCGATGACCAGGAACTCATCTGGGTTTGCAATATCGCTCGAACTCAGAGCAGAGAGATCGTTGACCGTCTTGTATAGGTTTTGGATCTGAACGCTTTTATTTACTCCGGCAACTTTATCTTTGACCAGCAGTAGATCGTCCTGGCCGGGATCGGTTAGCGCTGTATGACCGCTGATCATCGTAGCGCCTACCGCTACATTATCAATGGTACCGAAACTGAGTGCTGCATCTGACCCCCCGGAGACTAAAACCGTGCCAGTGGCACCTGGGCTCAACTCCTCAAATACTCCACCGGATCCACTTTGTACGAGCGTTCCTGATGTGCCTCCTGACGCATTGCTTAACGTCGAGAGATTGATTGTGTTTTCACTGATACTGGCACCAGTAACTGCATTGGGCGCGAGCTTTGCAGACGTAACCGAATCATCCAGGAGCATGCCCGTGGTGATCGTGTTAGTTGTGATTGTGCCATTGTTGACCAGGTTGTTTAACTTGGCAGCAGTGACCGTTTCACCATCGGTAAATGTATGTCCGGATGATAATCCCATTATATCAAATCTAAAAGTTTGCGAATGATTGAGAACGTGCCTCGAGACTTCTGGTCTTTAACAACTGACTTCATAATCCCACTGATCTCAATGTTGTGTTTCTTCAGCTCGTCTTTGAGCTGATTGCCACAATCCAAAGCAGAGATCGTGGCTTCTTTATATTTTTTTGAGCGAAGCGATGCTCCGATACTTAGCGCCGATAACGCTAGAAATGTAATGAGCGAACCAAACGGTATATTGAGTTGGCCGGGTAACTCGGCTGCTGCACGGGAGCCAGAACTGACCACCCAGTTTGTGCGGCTTAACACAACGTCGACTGGCCCGAGCGGTGTGCTCACCGTGTTAGTGTGGTTGGTTATTTGTGGCTCATAAAATCTCCCGGTGAGGCTATCAAGTTGAGCGCATCCACCAACCAGCAATGAGCCGAGGCAGAGAGTTATGATCGTTGATTTTCTAAACATCATCTTTTGGTTTTCGATAGTCGCGATACGCATGCATCATCTTTAGAATCGCATACGCGAGTGACGCCAGTGCGATGCCGAGTTGCAAAATTACGTTGATCTCACTTAACGTGACCGTTACCCCGAGCGTACTTACTGCCATCAATTTGGCATGCTCAACCCAACTATTCATGTCCTATGCCCAGACTCTTGCCGGGGTTACGGGAATTGGATCGCAGAGATAATCATTGAGTCCCTCTGCTAACTCACCGGGCATTAGGCGAATGTTCACGTGAACGCCATCGACGTATGTCGCTTCGCTAGTGACTTCACCGTTTTCATCCAGTATCGCTGGTGTGTCCACAATGAGTCCAACGATGTCTGTGTTGCGAAAGTTCTGCTGCTTCTCCCACTTCGTAGGCACTGGGTTGTCTGGATCAGTCCGATCCCACTCAATTGGCACCTCGGTATACAGCACTGAGTCGGCTTCAGCTGCGTCCGCGAATTTTAGGTAGTAGTCTGTAAATGTCATGTTGTAATAGGTTTAATGTTCCCGAAATACGTTTCGGTAACATTAGCATTTGCTTCGTAGTCAGTTGGTTTAGGATGTCAGTGCAGCGAGTTCAGTCGAGGACAACGCTTGTCCGTAAAGCGTCACTCTTTTCAAAGTTCCATCGAGCTGGAGTGTGCCAGCGTACCATTCCCCCAGATGCAACGAATTATAATTAGGCACCGTCCCAGAAGTATCTTCAGCTCCAGCAATGCCGTTCGCAGCATAGTTGAACGAGTTTGGCTTCGCGCTTACTGCAGCTTTAAATTCGCCAGTCGTGACACCGCTCCAATCCGCTTGCGACACTCCCCCATAATTTATGTAACCGGTTCCACTGTATCCGGACCCATTGTAGAGATTTATGTAATTGCCAGAGTCTTGTTGAAGAATTACCGCTATTCGGTTTGAGGCTTTAACAGCTGGGTCCCCAAAGTCTCCCTCGGCATACAAAGTTACATCTTGACCGTCAGCTAGGATGCCGTCCAAATCCACTGAGCAAGAGTCAGCAGCGCGGCTCGCGGAAGCCCCCGAAGTCGAAATCAACGATGATGCAGCCCCCTCTTCAAATTGGAGTCCGAAAGCAAGCAAACCTCCAAAATCATTCGATGTGAAACTGGTGGCGTTATCCTGTTCGCAAACATTAATTTCCAGATAAACCCCGGCGGTTGCCCCGGCCGTGCCGTTTATGACGCATCGGTAATACCCATTGCCCACATCTTCGATGCTTGCGGTTCCGTTGGAAACCGTTCCGACAGTCCCGTTACTTACGTCAAAATAAGCACGAGCCGCCCACGTGCTGGTATTGCCCGAGCCTAAAAATAAGTGGCTGTATCCGGCTGCTTTAACGTAAATACTAGCACTGTAATTGTTTCCACTTGTGACATTTAACACTCGTCGAATTCGGTGATGCGTTGAACCCGTTGCACGTAAAAGACTTGCGCTTAATGTGCCAGTCGGCGCAATAGCCAAGCTTGATTCAATGTTGAGATTGTCAACGCTCCAACCCGTGCTGAAATCGTCACTACCCGGAATTAAATTTGTCGCTTGGCTCTCCACCAGAAGCCCTAAAGGACTTCCAGCTGCTGACTGACCATCAGCGGGCGAATACTCAAAGCGGGGTTGTCCAGAACTGGAAACTGATTTGAGGGTAGAGGAATATTCTCGGTGTATTTGGGAGGTTGTCGCATTGTAATCGCTACTCCCAACCGTGCTTAAGCTCGCAAAAGCAACCGTGATTCCAGCGGTGTCATCTCCCGCGAAACTGAGGTCACCATAAGCATCAAGTCCCGAAGTTGTTGCATTGGGGTTAAGCGCGACTAAAGCACTTGTGATTGAGCCGGTAGCTTTAATTGTGCATTTATAATACCCGTTTCCGCTGGCTGTCTGAGTGGCTGAAACATTGGCAAATGTGCTGCTCGTCCCCGATGCTGCAACGGGAGTTCCTCCGACCAAATCGAAAAGAAAAACCTCCCAGTCGTTTGCGGCATTATACAAATTAAGCATCATTCTCATTGTCCCAGATGCTGGTTTTGCGTAGACGGTAAACGAGAGGTCACCGCTGGTCACTTGAGACTGAAATTTGTTGTGACTCCCGTTCGTCGTGTCTGCGATTAATATGCAACCACCAGTGCCTCCAGATGGGTCTGTCTGTCCCGTGGTTGGTGCTGGCATATTATTTGTTCCCCACGCTGCATTGTCGAATGCGGTGGAGTATGTCAGCAAATTGAGACTACTCAGATGCTTCTCATTGCTCCAGTAATGCACAGCCGAGGGAGCAGCATATGTGGGTGGAGTGTCTGCCCGAGAAAACGAAATGCGCGAGTCGAGCTGGTCACTGCCCCCGTTAAACACTAGGTTGAGGCTGGGGCGTTGAGTGGGATAGGAGTTTGAAATTGACATAATTTTTAAGAGACAATTTTAAGAGTGCCAGAGTCTGACCAGACAGTGCCGCTTGCAAGTCCGCTGGCAGAGGTTGGGAGGCTTGTAAGTTTTAGCGTTGCGAGTGATGTCCCCTCTGACGATTGAAATGCGAGGTCGCCAAGCATTCCGTTGACGGACACCTCGTTGGCTGAACTGCCCACGTTGGGGACTTGCGCCAAAGTCTTAACTTGGTCGACTGTGCTGATGCCGTCAAAAATGTTTGCAACTGCATCGATCTTAAACCAGTTTGCTCCATCATATTTGACAACATCACCTACCGAAAAAGATATCCCTAGACTTATCCCACCAGTAGTAACGTCATAGTAATCACCAGCAGACCCGGTTCCGTTCGCTAACGTGGGAGTGTTCGTGCTGGCATTCCAACTGCCTTTGGCAGTGTCTCCGGTTGTGGGCAAATAAGTTGCATCGATCTTATTGCTGCTATTGAGCGGAGCGACTTTATAGGTCGTAGGGGCCGCTACATAATCAGCGGCAACCTCGGTTTTAAGTTCTGAATATGAGACTCGCCTGGTCCCGGCTGATGATGAGTCGACTATCAGCTCATCGGCATCTGCCAGGGTATCAGTATTGGGAAGATCTTTAACGCGTATGTTAGCCATTATATTATTATTGAGTTGCTGCCATCACTGAGCGTGTGACCAGTGTCAGTGGTTATGTATGTCGCAAACGTCCCGGTGCTGGACTCGGTTAACTTGCGACCGAAAAATATTCGGTGCATTAAAGCGATCATGCTTTAGTTAGCGACATGTCGCCGCTAGTTAATTGGATTTGCGTTATGTCCAACCGCCAGAGAGTTCCCGCTGGTAAAGCCAAACTGGTGACACTACCCTCGGCGGACGAAGTCATGCTGGTGATTACGCAATCACTGAGACATTGAATGTGGGTAAATGCTCCGGTGTAGGATGACGTATCCCTGATTACTTTTACTCTGCTGGACGGTAGATCGTTCATATGTTCCAGATTCTCTTTACTTGTGTTTTGCTAAATTTTGATTTCCACCCGAGATCCTCGGCCTGGCTATACCCGCGTTTCATGGCTGCTTTTTGGTCTGGCATTTGTGCGCCAACATTGACCATGCATCCCTCGGGGGTTTTTATTCTCGTCCAGTTATCTCCGTTCTGGACTATTGTTTCGGTGCCCATAGGTACGTTGACCTCCATGGTGCATCCGCTTTGATTTTCAAATGTATATGTTGGCATTTTAAAGCGGGGGAGAGTCTCCCCTCCCCCGTGACACGTAACCCTATCAAGACTCCGCTTGTAACGGAATGTAGTATGTCCCGGCACCAATCGCGGCGCCCGAACTGTCGACCAATTTGACTTTCAAACCGTAGGTGATACTCCCCAGGCTGGACGTTGTCTTAATGACAGATCCTGCACTGGACGAAGCATCTCCCTGGAATCCGATTCCAGCTTCATCATCGACAACAAATGTGATCGGTTCGTTGACTGGCTTTTGCGCCAATCTTACTTTTACTTCACTCATAATTTTGCTTGCTCCAACATTGCGAGCATGCCATCGCGATCGAGATCGTCGGGGCCGCTCTGGGTTTCAGACTTACCACCAAGATCCACGCCGTTGGCACTATTAGCATAAACGCTGACAGTGCCATCCCCCATGGATTCGACGGTGCCCTCAATCGTCACCGAGACAGAATCTCCCTGACTCGGCATTACCGCTTCCTCACCATCCATCAACTGGACAGCTTCAGCGGGTATGTCGATTGTGAATGGCATACTTCTTATTGTCCGTAGTTAGTGGTTGAATAGACGCGAGCAATATGCAGTGGCTGAATGTTTTTCGCGGCGGTGTAAAACTTCATACCAACTTTGGTCTGCAAGTTCAGAGGATCTGACTTATCTGCACCGTTAGTGATCGTCACTGATGGCGCGAATGGACTCTGAGAGTTCAAGCTCGCACATGCGTATGCTTCGGCGCCAACTACAGCAGAACCGTAGTATGCTCCATTAGACACGTAAGTATACTGATCCCCAACAGCGGCGCGGAATGGCTGAGTAGTCTCAACAAAACGAACACCGTGCAATCGACCAATCTCGCCCCTGACAATGCTGTCTGGGTTTGCGTAATGGTGCGCTGCAATCCAGTCACCATCGTTCATCAAATCGCGAGCGACCTGCGGTCCAACAACAGCGATATAAAACCCGTTAATTGGAGTTGCGCTCTGGATTTTTAGCGCCGTGGCGGCGTCCAAAAAGTCAGTCGCATCGACGGCACTTATCGAGGAACCCCAAGTAGTTGTGGATCCCGAGAAGATGTTATTGTCACCTGGGACCGGGTTGGATGTATCATTAATGAAAAGCTCATCGCGAATGATCGAATCCATCTTCAGTGCGGAATCGCGCCCCACTCGAAGCGTGGCCTGCTCCAAGTTGTTAAACAATTCAGTGGCTGACGCCAGATCTGAAATTGCGATTACCTGACCAAACTGGTTCAGATCAACATCGATCGAATCGATTGCCAAAGCATTTGCTGCCGGGTTAGTGCCCTCAGTAATTGCTGACACGTTTGCGGCATCTCCAGCGGCGTAACGGAAAAACCGCATGGACTTGCTTCCGCTCTTCTCTGGTAGTGACTGCTTGCTTGCGAACTGATCCAGGACCAGTGTTTCTTCGATAGTGTCGAGCAGAGACTTGCTGAAGTATTTTTGCAACGCGTGTGCTGCTACGTCATTGGTCCCTGTTCCCGCTATCGTTGTTAAATTGGTATCTGCTGCCATATGTTAAATCTCCTATGTATCGGCTTCGCGGATCATTTTCAGAATTGCATTCCGCTGATCCGAGCGCGACATATCGTCGAAGCCCGGCGGACCTGTTCTCCTGGTAACGTCCCCTCCCCCGAGGTTTGTTTTTCGTTTAAAGTTATCAAGCTCGTCTTTGAGCTTTTTGTTTTCGGTTTTAATGGTTTCGAGTTTGCGAGAGTCGACATAATACTTGGCGACTTCTACCGCATCGGCGAATCCCGTGCTGTAAGTTGTCAGAGCGGGTTTGCTATCAATTAGATGTTTGACCGCTTTATACAACTCACTGTCCGGCTGCTTTAGGTCTGGATTTTCATCCGAGAGCTTTGCAACGGACTGAGACCATTCCCGCTTAAACTTTTCGATCTCGACAGTTTTCGATGCATTCTGTTTTCGATTACGAGAGTCTTCCGCCATCTTCCTCGCCTGTTCAGCGAGATCCGGCTCCCCCTCATCCTCGAATCTCTGAGCTACCTGATCGTAAACATCCGGCGAATGCTCAGTGCCCGATTGAGATAACTCTTCCGCGACCTTTACCCGCTCTTGATCTAATACGTTACGGTCCGCTTCGACTTGCTCCCTGAGCGCTTTGAGCTGCTCTTTTTCCTGTTCGATTTTCTTCCAGGTTTTTGCTTGTCTTGCTTCCGCTTTCCGTAACTTTTCATAGCGACTTTCGGTTTTGGAATCTGCC